CGCGTCGGGTTGCTGTTTGACCGGAACGGATATTCGGCGTGCATTGCGTACATCCCGCTGGGCAGCTTGTGGATGTAAGCCTCAACGACGTTGCCGTTGTCCATCGTGATCGGGGTGTGGGTGATGATTTCGTGGTTCATGGTTGGTTTGGTTTACGTTGGTTAAAAGATTGTGCGTTGGCGAGCCGCACCCCTCGGTGGGTTAGGGTTATTTTTTACGTATTATTTTTAATCCCCATCGATTTGCCATATCTAAAGCAACGTATCTTTTACTTGACCCATCGATTGGTTCTTCGGTTTTGGCATCTACGAGCCAATACCAATACTTTACTGATTCGCTGCCTTCCCATCGCTCAAGGTAAACTTCTTTAGCCGGTTCCATTGCCTTGATAGTTTTGCTTGGGTTAGGTCGGTTAGTCTTTTTTGCTGATTTGATTATCGCAAGTTGGTAAAGTTGTTGTGGTGTCATGGTGTGTTTGGTTTAGGTTGTTTTTTTCCGTTTTGGTATATGCAAATATACATACATATATATATACGATACAAACTTTTTTTAATTTTTTTTTCTGCGTTTCCAGCGCGTAGACGCACTTTTGGACAAAACTTGTCCAACGCCCCCGATTTCCAAGCCTTGATTTTCCGCACTTACCTCAACCGAGCGAACAAAACGACGCTCGCCAGCAGTCCCAAAATCGCCCCGACAAGCAGTATCGGCCACCTGCTTTTGCGCCTCTTCGGTTGATTGACGACCGTGCGCTCTACTATTGTCGTGTCGCGCAAAATAAGCCTCTCTACGACCGTATCCCTGCGCAGACGTATGACAATGCCAGTCCCTGAATTTGCGACGCTTAGAACGCTTGTTTTTGTGCTATCACGCAAGGCGAAGCGTCTGACGATTCCAGCGCTGTCGCACAGGTCAGGAAGCGTCAACTCCGTCAAGCTGCCAGCGGTCACGACTTGCCGGTCAGTGTGAACGACGGCGCTCGTGCGGATCACCTCCGCAGGTTTCCGGCAGCAGCCAAAAAGCAGTAGGCTAAATATGAGCGTACTCCTGTGTCGCATTGAAGGATGGGCAGGCTTTGGCTACTTTTGGGAAGTCACGATGGCCAAGGATTTTGGCGGATGGGTACTTAGATCGCCACTCATGCAGCGCCTGTGAGAGTGCGTCTTTTTGCCCCTGCGTGCGATTGTCAACTGGGTTGCCTCGGCTGTCAACCCCGCCGATGTAGCTGATATGGAGGCTCACCGAATTGTAACCGGCCACGCCGTTGCACACGGTGTCATCGGGTGCGAGCGTGATGACCTCTCCGTTGGGTTTGATGACCTTGTGGTATCCTGGTGACTTCCACTTCAGGTTTGTCCGCCAGTAGTTCTGAATCGAATCGATTGTCGTTGAGTGCGGTGTCGCCGTGCAGTGAACGACAAGGTATTTGATGTTTCGCATTTGGCCTATTTAGGTTGCAAAATTAAATATCATTGGTCTTGATTTTACACCCCATAAGGTACGAATCAATACGCCTCCTACCACTTTACACCCTATCGGGTGCTGGTCGTCGTGAACGTCGCATCAATGACGCGGGTGTCTATTTTCTTGGTGTTCAGGTGGATCAGTTTCAGCTTCATCCAGTAGCCACCCAATGGCTTCGGCGGTCTGCCTCTCTCAACGTGAAAGCCACCAACTCCTCCCTGATACTCCTCCTTGTATGTCGCTGTACGAATTTGGTGCAGAGGCCGTTGTTTGATTATATAGTCGCTTCGGTTGAGGTAGGTGATGACGTTGACGTGATGATACAACTCATGCACGTGCCCTTGCCAAGTGCAGTCGTAGCCTTCGACCATCGCCATGATTCGCTGGTCTTGGATGACGCCTTTGGTCACTGGGCCGCCTCCGCCTGAACCGTGGTAGTAGTGCATCGCAAAGCGTGTCCGGTGGTTTACTTTAGCACTGTGCGTGAATCCGAACAGGATCGCGCCGCCGTAGCCTCCAAGCTGAACGTCGGTCTTGCAATCGTGGTTTAGCAGCGTGACGAACATCTGCAATGCGTCGAACTCGACATGGCGGATCACGCTTGTCTCGTGGTTGCCGTAGCCGATCAGCGCGATATGCTTAGCGTATGGCTTGAACCATTTGACAGCGTCGTTCACGACGGCTTGCAGGTAGTTGCCCTTGTTGTGTTCAGGTCGTATCTCATCCTTGCCTCTGCGTGGATCGCCTCTGCCTTGCATAAGGCAGAAGGTGTCGCCGTTCATGATGACCTTGGCGTTGCGGCGCACGGCTTCGTCGAGGTGGCTTTTTAGTAGATCGCGATCGCACTTCGGATTGTCCCAGTGCAGGTCGCTGATGAGCAGAAACTCCGCCTCCTTCCCCTCGCAGTCAATCGTGTGGACGTTGGCTGCGCGTCGGGTTATCTTCATGTTATTGGTTTGGTGTGCTTTTTAGCAGCTTCAAGATTCGCACTTCCAGCACCTCCGTGATCTTGACGCCTGAAAAGCCGACGATGAAGGCGAGGCCGTACTCGATGTTCGGCGCTTTAATGTTCAGGATGCCGATGATCACAGGCGCGATGTAGGTGGCAGATAGTGTGCCGCTAAGTACTGCGATCAGCTGCATTTTCCAGTTCTTCATCTTTGGCGCGAGCAGTAGTGCGCCGAAGAAGCCGGCGATGGTTAGGCCGAGGTTGATGCCGATGGATTTGAGGAAGTCGATCATTGTTAATCTTCGTTTAGTGTGTTAGATACGTCGTCGCGCTCGGTGTAGTCTTTGCCGTACTGCTCATCCCAGCCGAGGAAGGTATGCACCCCGACAGGCGGAGGCCAGCACTCGAAGGGCAGGTAGTCGCTATGTGGCTCTCCATCCCAAAGGATGTCGACGCAATAAGCGCCCTCGATGATGCCGAGCGGCACTGCGAAGCCTTGCGGTTGTGGTAGCGCGGTATATGTCGCCTCGTTGGGGAAGGCGTATTTGCGGAATGTCGGCATTTATAGTCGGGTTAATTCGGCAAGTTGTGCGTTAGATAGCCGCGTGGTGTAGAGTGCGGCGGCGCGGATGCGTCCATTAAATGCTTCAGCATCGGCCCCAGAATTTGCCCCATACATTCTAAATTGCGTTAAGCCTGCCGCGTCGGGTACATGAAATGTGCCGATAGCGGCTTGCACTCCGTTGACATAAGCAACGACACCGCTTGCTTGCGAGCCTCCTGCCGCCGTACCTGCTGCGTCGTAACCGATTGCAATTTTATAATAAGTTCCAATTTGCAACGCTCCCGAAACAAGAATTAACGTTGTTAAGCCTCCATCATTTCGTGAAATAAAAAGGATATCCGAAGACGAACCGTTAATGCTCATTCCTCTTAATGAGGCTTGCCACAAGTAAACTGGCCCGCTTCTTACTGTCGGTGTACCAAAGTACGCAAACTCACAGTAAATAGTTCCAGCCGTCTGCCCTATCAGCGAACTCACAAGCGCCCCCGATGCGCTGATGACATCAGCGGCACGGCTTACTGCTCCTGACGTTGTGGTGATTGGCGATGTAGCGACAGGGCCAATTTCTGCCTGCGTGAAGTCCACTTCGATAACATCACCACTTGCAATCATCCGTATTCCTACCTGCCCCGATGCCACGGTTTGCGCGCCACTATTAAACGGAGCAAACGCACTTGTCAACGTTACGGTCTGCCAATTTGTGCCGCCGTTTGTGGTTAGCTGAATTTGACCAGTCCCTGAAACTCTACGCATATACGCCGAGAAAATACGCGACTGCGAGGCGTGCGATATGTTTTGAGTTATCGTCGCACTTGCCGCCGTGGATGTAAGCGTCGTTGCTCCTGATGCAGCACCATCAGCGCCAACGGCGTTACGCACTGCTGTAATTCCACTTGCCGCCCACGTGCCACTCACCGATAGGTCGCGACTCCACAAGGCTTGATTCTGCCCACTCGCCTCCACCAACAAGGCAGGGCACGACTGCCCAAGCCAATCGATGCGAGGCACTCCCGATGCGACGCTTGCAATCAATCCGCTGCTATTGACACGCGTTGCCGTAGTGTTGCGGCTGACGGTGAACCGCATCGTGCTGTCCTCCGCCACAAATGGAGGCACGTCTTGGTATAGGTTGCCAGCCTTGTAGAATTGCGGAACGATCAGCAGCGATGGCGTTGCAGGCAGACCGTCAGTGTAAGCCTCTTGACCGCGTGCCACCAAGCAGCTGCCTGTCCCAGCGTTTTCATCTTCAACAGTAGCACCTGCGCCCTTCGCGCCTTCAAGCGCTGCTGCCCACTGCGTCTTGTAAGGATTCGTGCCGTGTTGCGCGACAAACGGCAAGCCGTAGCCAATGCCTAAAGCCATCAGACCGC